CCTTAGCCCACTTTTCGACAAGTACAGCATTCTCTTCAAATACTTCCCCGACCTTGTTCAAATTCTGCTCAAGCTCTGCCGCCATCTTAAAAGCGCCAGCTCCAGCTGCAAGGATAGGGACCGTTAACTTCATTGTCAGGTCTTTACCTATCTGAGTGGTCTTGTCCCCGAGCTTCTCCCACTCTTCTGAGGTTTTCCCCAGGATCCCCTTCTGCTTATCAAGTTCTTTACTGACCGCTGATAGTTCAGCCTTAGTCTGATTCAACTTTGCTTCTGCTATCTGGAGGCTTGCTGTTGCATTCTGGACCGCTTTTGAGTTTGCCCCTTGAGCTGATTCTGCTTTCTCAAGTTGCTTTCTGTATTTTTCGACTTCTTGTTCTTGTAATTTGATTTTATTAGATAGGAAGTCGTACTTGACGCCCAACTGGTCCAGCGTCTTCCCACTTGCCGTTGCTTCTGCACTTGACTTCCTAAATTCAGCATTCAGGACCGCCATCTGCTGCTTTACATTTGGCACCCCGTCCTTAATTTCGTTATAGTCAAACTCAAGCTTGATTGATCGTTTATATCCTCTAAAACTCATGTACTCACCTCCCTAGCTTAGAAAATCTCTCATTGAATATACTTGTTGAACCTGCTCTCTCTTCTGGATTCCATAGGAGTGTATCTCGAGGATCCTTGAAACCTTACTTATGGAGCTGTTGTAGAACTCCTCTTCAGGTCTTGAAAGTCTGATGCAGTAACTGAAATACAAGGTCTCCCAGAACGTATTGTCTAGCCTCGATATCGAGCGTTGTACTCCCTGACCTTCATTAAGAACTTTTTTTTTGACTCCTCATCCGCACTACTCATAAAATTGTCTATCATTAGTCTTACTATCTCAGCAAGTAAAGGCTCACCCCCTGATATTGCTATGCTCTGAGCTTCTTCAAGGGTGATGCTTCTATCCAGCTTCTTAAGGCCGCAATACAAAAGCTTTGAAGCAAACTCATAGGGTTTGTCCTTGAGTTCCTCCTCCATCACTTCATCCAAAGGACCAAACTCTTCAGTAAATAGTATAAATGCTTGTATATCAAATACTGCTGTTTTGATCGTTCCGTCAGCAAACTCTATTTCCAAAGGCTCAACAGGTTTAACGCTTACCCGTGCCATGTTTTCCACCTCGCTATTTAATATTAAAGCCCCTCAAGAGAGGGGCCATGGTTTATGCTGCTGCTATCGTATCAGTGGTCTGAACCACTTTGAAGAAGTTGCTAATCATTGTTTCTGTTACTGCTGCCTCTTCTGTGTCTATCATTGTGTAGTATCTTCCGAGCAAGTCATGCTCCAATGCGGTCAGTGTTAATGTATCAGTGGAGTAAGTTATGTTCTCCTGCGACTGTTGCACTCTCTCTTCGATTGGAGTGGCCTTACAATACAAAAACCATATAAACTCACTTTCACCGTTTGTTTTTTCAACTTCCCAGCCTATTGCTACTGGCGCTGGAACATCTTCAGATGTACCGCTCTCTACTCCGGTGGTAAGAGTGGTACCTTCCATGATTCTCCTCCACTTCGCAGGGATCCTGTTGTGTTGGAGCTGAATCTGGTAGGCTACCTTTTTGCTGGTGCTTCGCGACACTTTACCATCGCCATATAGCTGCCCTGTGGCTACTGTCGGAGTACGTACTACTTCCATAGCTCCTGCAACAAGCTCAGGGGTACCATAGGTTATTGCTTCACTTGTCTCTGTTATTGACGCAAAATGAACGTTTTTAACGTTAATTTTTACTTCAGGCATTTGATTGCACCTCACTTTCTAAATAATTAAATACCAGTATTTTCTGGTAGTATTTTTGCGGCAAGCTTTCTTCGGAGTCCCATCCATCGGCATATCTGAACCCAGCTGATTTCATGGCGGTTTTGACCTGACTCACTGTAGTTGAGTAGTCGCCAGTTGAAAATATTGATACCTGGACGCTGCCGCCCGGATTAGATCCTACTCCGTCCCCAAACAATTCATCGTTTTCCCCAAAGAAGTAATAGCTTATGGCCGTCTTAACTGCTCCGCCGATTTCAGGCCTGTTGTTCCAGAGGACCGGCACAGGATTGGCTATACTTGTAAGCACTGTGTATACAGTTTCAATCAATATTATCCCTCCTTAAGCCGGCCATCTACTTTATCCCATAGCCTGTCAATATTACCGTCCATTTGTGTTAGAGCTCCGTCCATAAAAAATAACGGCCTAGAGTGTAGATTGCCGTCATTAACTATGTGCCATAGCGTCCCTGTCTTTTTACCTCCTGAAATCTTGGCTGTTCCGTTTTTAACATTCATAACGACATCATCGGCCATTGCTGGTCTGCCCTTGTATCTCTTGGCCAAAGTCCTGCGGTGCCTGTTAAGAGCTTTGATTATATAGGCTTTTACCTGTTCCCCGGCTTCTTCGAGGGCTTCCTTTTCTGTCTGTTCAGAGTCCCTAATTATCCCGTCCAAGTACGCTTCGAGGGTGTCTTCATTGGATTCATAGTATGTTACGTTGTATCCCATACTGATCACTCCCCGTCATATTCGACACTATAAGCTCTTACCATCTGATACATTCTGCTGTTATCGAGCGGGATTATCCCTTCAATGTTGTAAAGCTTGTTCTCATACTTTATTCGCATACTGGCATCAATATCAGTTCTTCGTCTTATTATAAACTCGACCTCAGTTTTTACATTGACCGCTTTATCAGCGTAATAGTTTCTTCCCTGCAGGAATCGGGCCTCTGCCCATACTGTGACCTTATCCGTGTAGCTTGAGAAGTCTACCACTGCCCCAGTTGTAGCAGTCTTTTCCTGAAAAGTAATTCTGCTGTTAAGTCTTCCTGCATCCATTAATCCCACCACCGATCACGATATTGATCGAGAAGAGATCTCACAGAAAACTCTATTTCCTTTGATAGGGATCCAATAAGAACTGCCCCTCTGTTTTCATACCAGTGGCCAATCAGTAATAGCATGGCAGTTTTGACAGCTCCAGGGACTGATGTTGCGTCACCAGTCAAGTATGTTATTTTTATCGGATTAACGGGATAAGCGTTGAATGATGGCCAAGATTTACCGTAAGCGGGGACTATTATACTTTGGATCAAGTCAACGAGATAGTCCGTATTCTCTATCAAAGTAACTTCAGCACCTTCATAGTCCTTATAGATGATGCTGGTCACCGACTTGACAGGCTTCTTGGGTAGACTTATTTCTGCTGGAAAAAAGTCAATATAATATTCAAGAGTCTTATCAGCGAAGGACCGCCCTGTATAGTTCTCGCAATATTCCCTGGCGGATGTAATAAGGCTCAAAATTAAGGTGTCTTCAGTATTATTGTCCACCCTTATATGAAGCTTAGCGTCGCTCAAGGATATCGGCTCTATTGGAGTTCCAGTTACTTTTATCATATCCTCACCTACTTACTTTTACGCTTAGGTTTAGGTTTTACCGTCTCCGCCACTTCTATCTTTTCTATTTCAACTTCTGTGACTACAATTACAGGCTCAAGACTTATAGCATAGCCGCCATCGATAAGCATCTGAGCCTTTTTATTATCAAGAGTAAGCACGGTTCCGGAAGGGAAGTTCCCCTCCGGTCCGGCCATTCTCTCAGTCAGCTTGATTTTCATTATGCCGATAAGGCGACACCGCTGTTAAATTCAATCGCCCAGTTGTTTGCATCTTTACAAACAAGAACAATTGTATCTTCTGCAGTGTCAAAAGTTAGAATATTGTTAGTCCCGTCCACTTTGGCGGCTGACGTTACCACAACAGTTTTACCTTGAGTTATGCTTACTAATCTGATGACCGCTCTATATCCCGGAGAGGGCAANCCTAGAGTCATATCTGCTATGCCGTTGGCTCCTCCAGTGATAAGTGTCACTCCGTTGGTCAGACATACTTTATCGGTCCCGNTNGTTTCNTTNAAGAAATCNCNCATTTAATTCACCACCAATTCTTTGACGTCGGCATTCTGTGCTACAGGCACTTCCTTGCCGTTATATAGCATGAGTATCCCACTGTCGATTGTCGAGTTCTGAACTGCCCTTTGATATACAACCTTGACATATCTTTTGCTTAGCTTGGAATCTATGATATATGTCTTCTTGGCTTCCCCAGTAGCGCCATGGGTATGAGTACCTATAGACGCCCCGGTCAAAGCAGTGTATGTTCCGTCTGAAGTGTCGCACTCCTCAAGGTAGAACTTTATGGTCCCGGCTTGAGTTGCTGTTGCTCCTATGTCAAGAGTAACAAGGATCCTGTCATACCCTGCGCAGTCTACTGCTGCGCTCTCTACTATCGCTGCATCTACACCTGCAGTTACCAGAGTGTCAAGCCAGCGCTGAAAATCAACTTGTTTGATTAAATTACCTAGCATTTTGCACCTCCATTTTAATAATAAAGGGGGCTTAGGCCCCCAAGTTAGTTATATTATCCTAGTTTAACCCTTACGAATGCGTTAGGATCAACAGGCGCTCCATCTCCAAAGTAGTCAACAAGGTAACCAATTTGGTTGTTTACAGCATACAGTTCCTTCAACACTTGGATTGNAAGGTTNTCNGCATCTGCTATCCAGTAACCTTTTGCAAAGTTACCNAGAACAGCTGCGTAAAGGCCGGCAGTATAAGTGTTAGGAGCNTANTCTGANAGGTTCACNGCNAATCCGAGAAGTCTATCAGGTTGCTCTGCAACTAGTGATGGATTCCAGATGTACTGGCCCTCGCCGTCTTTTATCTTCGCAAGTTGCTTCTCAAGATCTCTATGCATTACCCATTGAGACCCAGCTCTGTATTGTTGCTTAAGAGCTCCTCTTGCTTCCATCAGGCCGTCAAATGTAATTGTAGTTGCAGTGTTGCCAGTTGAAACGTCTCTTGTAGTCGGGATACCACTTGCATGAGCTGTGAATATACCCAGAGGCTGCCCTGTTCCGTTTCCGTTTAGGTAGCCGTTTTCCTGAGCCGTTGCGATTTTGTTGATGATCTCCTGTAGAACAACACCCTCAGCCATTGGAGCATGTGATACAAGAGTTTTGGAGAGTTTTATAAGCTTCGCAAGCTTGTTAGGCTTGAACTCTCTTCTACCAAACTCCAGAGTAGTCTCCTCAGCTGCTGGATCCACCTCAGCAGTCCAGGAAGCGTCTACTGCTTCAGTCTTCACAAATGGGAATCCAAGTGATTGTGCTGCGCCGATTGGACCCACTATTCTTGAGATCTTTCTCATGAACAGGACATTATCCAAACCTTTGATAAGTTCCTGCACGAACTCAACAGGAGCTGTCAAGTATCCGGCAGTTGCATCTGATCCAAGGCTTAGTGCATTTTGATAAGTCTCTATATGCCTTGGATTTCCGCTTAGTGCCTTAGCAAACAGGTCTCTAGTTTCGTTTTGCTTTGCTGGCTTCTCCTTGTCAACTACTTCGCCGATTGCCCTTTCTCTCTCAAGCTGCTTCTCTTCGCTGATGATCTTAGCGTTTAGATCGTCGAACTTAGCTTCTATTCTTGCAAGCTCTTCCTTCTTTTCTGCTGGCATCTCTGTGTTTTCGAACTCGTTCATAAGAGCTCTGATGCTGTTGGTTATAAGCGCTCTCTCTTGTTTCATTTCCAAAATCTGTTTAATTGTCATTTTTTACCCTCCAATTTGATTGATTTTTTTTCTTAGTGCGTAAAAATCCTTTTGTTGCGATGCTACT